AAGATTTTCCTGATAGAGCAAATGATACTCCAGAATGTTTTTTGGTTTGTAGTTGGTGGTAATAGAGCCAATTATACGCGCCTGTAATTCAGTTAATAATAGTATCGTTATCCGTACAGTTTATACTATAAATTTTGACTTTTATAAAAATTTATAGTATAATATATATAGAAAGTTGAGAGACACATACAGCAAATTATAAATGTTTTAACTTGCTATTATGGTTAACAATAAGTGTCTCGTTTATATCCGGGTATAGCTCAGATGGTAGAGCGCGTGATTTGGGATCACGAGGCCGTTGGTTCAAGCCCAACTACTCGGACCATAGGCACATACAGCAAATCAAAGATAAAATCTTTATGTTACTGGTTCAAGTCCAGTTATTCAAGCCATTTTTTTGAGTATTGTCCAATTGGTAGGACGGAAGAGTTTTATGTGCCTAGTATTTACTCGGGTCGTATAGCGGTCTGTACGCGCGGCTTTGACCCGCGAAGTGAACGATCAACACGTTCCCCGAGTGCCAGAGTCGGAAGATAAAACTTCTTTCGATTTTACAAGGACAAAGTAAACAAAACCTTGTCGATCAATTTCAAAATGCTAGGATATGAAATTGTGGATTTATTTATTTATTTGTATATGTAGCGCATTGGGGAAAGTAAAATAAAAGAGCTAATGCAAAAGGTAATTGTTCCGCCCAGATGATTGTGATAGGGGTGCGATCAACAGCAGAACTAGCACTGGAGAATGGATGAATACTATATCAATCTTACTAATAAGTTCTGAGGGTTGGATATGACAAGTGGGATACAGGTCATAGGTATTGTATATACTGAAGCTGTTGGTCCAAGTAGGGCAACCGGAGCTTGGAAAGTAAGGACTTATTAGGACATTTTTAATAGGAGATATAATATGGATAATTATTTAGCAAGTAAATCTTAGCTCACAAATAAAGTATTAGATTGGGTAAAAGATATATAGAATATCGAATGGCAAATGGATCGTCTTTATAAGATTAACCTCTACTTATTGAGACGGTATAAAGATGATTTAATAAAAGAATTTAATATTGAAGTCCCAGAAGGAATTTTTGATGACCCATGGTTTAAATTATTAGAAATTACATTTAATCAAAAAGTAAATACAGAAAGCGAAACATTAATTATGTCTTTAATTACTTCAAAGATCGAGGAAGAAATGAAAAAGGAGATGCCAGATCCTTGGTATTGCTATGGATTTGGTGGAAAAGAAAATTAACTGCAGCCTTGTAAAAGGCCAAGATATAAAGGAGATAAAAGGAAAATGAATAAAATGCTTAATGGAATGAAGTCTGCTACTAATTATACTTATACTGAGAACGGCGCGCTGACCCATAAGAGTTCTTTGTCTGGTCTGCTGGATCTATTCGGTATGGGTGCGGCCTATCGTAATCGTAGTGATGCAGACTGTATTGTATTGTTTCAGAAGGCTTTTGCTGAAGATTCTGTTCACGCGCTGAAGTGCCTGTTTTATCTGCGCGATGTGCGTGGTGGTCAAGGTGAGCGCAGATTCTTCCGTGTTGTAACCAAGTGGCTGGCCGCGCATGAAACTGAGGCTATGCGGCGCAACCTCAAGTATGTGCCTGAGTTTGGACGTTGGGATGACCTGTATGTCTTTGTTGGTACTAAGCTGGAGCGCGAAGCTTTTCAGATGATGGAAGAGCAGATTAAGCTTGATATCACCTGCAAGACTCCTTCTCTGCTTGCCAAGTGGCTGAAGTCGGAGAATACATCCAGTGAAGAGTCTCGGATGCTTGCCAATAAGACCCGCGCGGCTTTTGGTCTGAACCATCGTCAGTATCGTAAGATGCTGTCTGTTCTGCGGGCGCGCATTAATGTGGTTGAGTGTCTTATGAGTGCTGGTAGATGGGATGAGATCGAGTTCGATAAGATTCCTTCTAAGGCTGGTTTCATCTATCGTAATGCCTTCGCGCGGCATGACATTGAGCGCATGAAGTCTGAGAAGCCCGTTCGGACTTATGAGGACTTTATGAAGGATGAAAAGACTACGGTTAATGCTAAGGATCTTTATCCTTATGAAGTTGTTGCGAAAGCTTTTAAACTTACGCATGGTAATAGTTACTGGTGTCAGACTTCATATGAGATTGAAGACTCTACTGAGCGCAATGTAATCAATAAGTACTGGGATAATCTGAAAGATTACTTCAATGGTTGTTCTCTGGATGCCCTCTGCATGATTGATACTTCTGGTTCTATGTGGGGTCTTGAGGCTAGCGCGCCCATCAACGTTGCGATTTCTCTTGGCCTATATGCGGCTGAGCGTGCGCGCGGCCCGTTCACTGGTCATTACATTAGCTTTAGTTCTCGTCCTAAGTTGATCGAGACTGTTGGCGTGGACTTCTGTGATAAGGTTCAGCGTATTTATAAGACCAATCTGTGCGAGAACACCAATATCGAGGCTGCATTTGATATGCTTCTTAATACTGCTATTAAGACTCATTGTAAGCAGAGCGATCTGCCTAAGAGCATTATCATCATTAGTGATCTCGAATTTGATGCCGCGCGGGATCATTATGGAAGGGCTTCTGACAAACGGACTTTGATGGAGAATATCCGAAACAAGTGGGAAGCTTACGGGTATGAAATGCCAAATCTAATTTTTTGGTGCGTTCAGTCTCGTCATAATAATGTACCCATGGAAGTAAAAGACGGAATAACTCTTTGTTCGGGCTTCACGCCTACATTGTTCGAACAGATTATGAAAGGTAAAACTGGATATGATCTAATGTTTGACAAGTTAGACAGTGAAAGATACTCTTGTATTCGTTAATTTTAATGGAGTTTGATACACCAAAATTATAAAGTTGGCTGTATCAAACTCCACTTTTATTTAGAAGGATACAGGAGGTATTTATATGAAATATGAAGATCTAATTGAATATAAACCAGAAAAAGTAGCACATAATTTTGTTAATCGAATTGGATTTGAAAATGATTATTTCAAAGTAATAAGTTAGGCGCCGCCGATGCCAGGCCGCCGCACAACTAGATGGAATTGTTTGTGTAAAGCATGTGGTGAATATTGTGTTAAAGATTCTACTAATTTAAATAAGCATAAAAGCTGTGGTTGTGCAAAAAAGAAAGCTATTGGGGAAGCTCTACGTAAAGATTTAACTAATAAACGGTTTGGAATGCTAACCGCAATAGAATATGCAGGCTATAGTAATGCAAGCGGTAATGCTGTATGGAAATGTAAGTGTGATTGTGGGAATATAACTTATGTTGATAGCAATAATTTAGTTGCTTTGCATACCTTATCTTGTGGATGTATTAATTCTTCTATTGGGGTAGATAATATTGTAAAACTATTAAAAGAAAATAATATTTCTTTTATTAAAGAATATACATTAAAAGATGTAAAAGATAAAAAGCCTTTTAGATTAGATTTTATGATTATAGATAGTAATAATAAACCCTTGCGTGCTATTGAATATGATGGAATTTAGCATTATAAAGAAACTTAGGGTGCTTGGAGCAACCGAGTCACTTTAGCGTAGCAGCAAGAAAGAGATAAACGTAAAGATTAGTGGTGTAAAGATAATAATATTCCCCTAGTTCGTATTCCATACTGGGAACGTGACAACATAACATTAGATATGTTGCTTGGAGATCAATATTTAATTAAATAAATATAGGAAATAGAGAAGGTATTAAACATACCTTCTCTATTTTTATTTTGACTTTTTTGAAAATTTATGCTATAATATATATAGAAAATGAGAAAGGGGCTAAATAATATGTGCTGGGAAAAACTTGCCGCGAGAGTAGAAAAACTTTATGGTACTCATGTCAATTGGCGAGACGGATTTTTTCTTTGCCCCGAATGTGGTGAACCTATTTACCAGATTGATTGGAATGATGAAGATTATACAAAAGGGAGATTCTTCCATGGCCGACTTCGTCTTTATTGTCCAGTTTGTGAAGAAAAACTGGTTGATGAAGGAGAAGATTGGGATAGGGATTATGAAGATGAGGATGAAGAATGAAACATTTTAGTTATTTTATTATTGGTTTGATTTCTTGTATTGCAGTTGCAATCTGTGATAAATTTAAAATTTCTTTGGAGTAAAAGGAGAAAATATGGCTGGAATTTATATTAAAAATATGTCTATGCCGCGAGGAGATCAGCTTATTGTAGTGACTTCTGATGGAGTGGCTCTTTTGATAGATAAAGAACTTACTACGCTAGAAAAAGGTAAGGCTATTTAGGAAATCTTCCCTATTATGTATTATCCACAAGTTCCGGGTATCACTTCCACTGTTATTTCAATAGATAAGGAGGAAGAGGGCGAGATATGATTGTTACAGAGAGAAAGCCCATACCGATTTATGAGGTAACTTGCTTTGAATGTAAATCGAAAATTCAATACAAGCGGTCAGAAATATTCACTTGCCATATTCAATGCCCCGTGTGTGGCGTTTCGCTTTGGGCAGATACGATTCAGCCCGTGAGATTTGAGGAGGGTGAATGATGGCAGACCCCGTTTACACAAAAGAAAATTGTCCACTTTGCAAGTACGATGAATTGGAGTATGGAGATACCTTATATCAATCAAATTCGTGGGATGGTGGTGTCTGCTATGATAGTATATGGCCTGTAAGATTTTGTCCGCTGTGTGGAAGAGAATTGCCAAAAGAGGAGGGCGAGTGATGAATCATCCATGGGAAACAGAGGAATATTACCGCAAACGAGCCGAGGCACGGAAGCGATTCCCGATACCGATCAAAACTAATGCCGACAGGCTCCGGGCCATGAATGATGAGGAGCTGGATAAATTTCTTGGTGATGTGCAATGGGATGTTGCGAACTTTTGCGGCGGTGTAACAGAAAAGCAGGAATATCCAGTTCCAGAGCAAAGGGGAGCATGGCTCGACTGGCTCAAAAGTCCATGTACAGATTTTATAGAGAATAAAATTATTAAAAAGGAGAATACAAATGATTAACTACAAATCTTTTTCTCTTCCTGGCAATGCCAAGCTTCGAGTGCGCGCGGACCGCATCGTAGCGACAGTCAGTTCCAAAGATAATAAAAATATCGATCTGTTTGTTGCCGGGGTTGATACTCCGTGGCACCTTCCCATTGACAGCGCGCCTTCTAAGGTTATTGACTATGTTTGGGAACGCCATAATGTTGAAAGTGAAGAGGAGGATCATAATTAATGTATTACGCAAAAGTAAATTGGTTTAATACTGACCACGAAGAAGATTGTCTCAGTTTTATGCTTATTCCGGCTGCCGATTGGAATGATGCAATGCAGAAGATTACCAATGAATTTGATTGGATTAATTCTATTGAAATGAAAGAAGTAGATAGCGCCGAATGCGATCTTGTTTTTATCCCCGAAGATCTTGTTGAAAGAGTTATTGAAGAAAATATGCCTAAGTAAAAGGGAGAGTAATCTCCCTTTTAAAATTTGAAACTTATAAAAATTTATGCTATAATATATATAGAAAGTGAAAGAAGGGGAGATTAAATATGAAGATCAACTCTAAGAAGGCAACTATAATTGAAGTTAGAGATATTGAGAAGGCTTTTATGGAAAAATATAATCGTGATATTGAAGCTGCAAATGTTCTTTTTAGAGATAATTATTATAATGACTGTTTTAAGTCTTTAAGTATTCATGATGCAAGAGCTGATGCAATATGGGATATTAAAGTAGAGAATGGTTTAATCCCCGATGAAATGGAAGAAGATGAAATAAAAAAGGAATATAATAATATGGAAATAGATTTAGATAAAATTCCAGATGGAGATAATAAAGATATAATTCTTATTTGTGATCTTCTTCGTGAATGTGGTATTATGGATGAAAGAGTTCTTATTGATGTTTCTTGGTAAAGGAGAAATAAGATGTTTGAGTTCAATAATGCAGATCTTTTGAAGGCGCGCGGTATTGTTTCTCAGCTTGAGATTCCTTCACAGTTTGGAACTAATGAAGATTTGGATACTTTTGAACTGGAAAATCAGCTCAATGATATTATTGATGGTGATTTCTTTGTCTCTTGTGGTGTCTCCAAAGCTGTTATTATTGTTGATGATCTTCCTTTTGTAATTAAGATTCCCTTTAATGGTCGTTGGCTTGCTGAGTGGGACGACGAAGCTGGTGAATATGATTATGATCATATGTGGTTTAAGGAGTTCTCTCATGCAGAAACTGGTAATTATAATAATTATTGTGCTGATGAATTGACTCATACCATTGGTCTTCAGGAAGAAGGCTTTGGTTGTTTTGTTCCTGATATGATGTATCTTTGCACTGCATGTGGGTTTGATATTTATGTGCAGGAAAAGGTAGAACCGCTTAGTGAGACTAAACAGAAGATTACTCCTTCTTTTGAGTCTATAGAGAAAGCAGAGAAGGGTGGTTATTGGGATACTACTTGGGCCGCAGAAGCAATTGATATGTATGGGTTTGACTTTTTTGAGAAATTTATGGTTTGGATGAATACGAATTGCGCTGGAGTAGTTGCGGATTTGCATTATGGTAACTATGGGTATGGTGCGGGCGGCCGCCCCGTAATTCTGGACGTAAGCGGTTTCTTTGATTAATAATTTTAGAGGTGGAAAGGAGTGGAATATTGGTATGATTGGCCATTGCAATGTAGATATTTAAGTAAAGGTTTTTATCGAGAAGGAATTGTTTATTAGGATTTTGTTATTGATCTTTTTACTGGAGTTCCTTTAAAGATAAAGGACATTTATAGTGATGCTGAACATTATAGTATTGATATAGATGATGCTATAATAGAGCGAGAATGGAGTAGGCTTTCATATAATAGTTGAATAGACCCCCGTCGTATAATGGTAAGTATAGGAGGCTCTAACCCTCTTGGTCTTGGTTCGATTCCGAAGCGGGGGCGCCATTAAAAGGAAAGGAGACGTAATATGAAATATGTAAAATTTTTTATTTCAAATGGTTATTGCGGTTGTGACTATGAAGAAGTCCAATGTTTTGAAGATGATATAACTGATGAAGACATTGATGCTATTTGCAATGATCTTGCTTATGCCAACGCTGAAGATTATGAATACATAGCTTGCGGCGGTTGGGATGCAGAATGGGAAGATGAAGATGATAAGGAAATGTATTATGAAGATGCATATTCTTATTCGTCTTGGTCATATATTACAGAAGAAGAATATAACGAAGAAAATTAAAGGAGAAAGAAATGTATAACAACTATAGGTATATCGTAACTTCTAATAAGGTTATTGCGCTGTCTACATACGCCGGCCGCACTGTGCGGGGAGTGGCAAAGTGTAGCCCTGAAGATGAGTTTGATGTAGAGTTTGGTAAGCAGCTCGCCGCGGCTCGTTGTAATCAGAAGGTTGCCGCAAAGCGTTATGCGCGGGCGCGCGAAGAGTATAATAAACTTTGTAAGGATGGTTTTGAATTTAATAAGCGAGCTGAGCGTGTAACAGAGTATCTAAAGGATGCAGCAAAAGCCGAGAGTGAAGCTACTCTAAATGTATACAATCTACGGAGACAGCTTACAAATGACAATTAAGGAACTAAGATAGGCTTTAGAAAATTTTCCTTAGGATGATAATGCTCCAGTTTATATAGAGTTAGAGCTTGGAGAAAATGTATTTGTTCAGAAACCAATAGAACATGTAAGAATGGAGATGGGTTCATTCTCATGTTATATAATAGCGGGAATTACGGGCGACCAGTCAAATCAATGACTCGGCCGCCCTTAACATTTTCTAGAAATTTCAAAATTTCAAAAATTCTTCAAAAAATTAGAGCGACTACCCTAGAAAGTCTACATTAAAACAAAAAGATAGGAAATTAAAAATAAGAAAAGATATAGGGATAAAAAATTGAACGTAAAAATATACTTATAAGTATAACGTATAAGTATAATGTATACGTATAACTTATAAGTATAATATAAATATAAAGGGAAAGAGCGGGAAATGTATAAGTATAACCTATATATATAATACGTATACGTAAAATGTATATATATTACGTATACTAAAAGGGGATTGCGGGAAAACGTATAGAGAAGGATAGCGGCAGAAAAACGTATATATAAAAAATTATAGAAAAACGTATACATAAAATGTATACGTATACCTATATATATACGTAGAAGTATATGTATACGTTTATTGCGCGTGGGGAATAAACGTATAAGGGAGAAGTGGGTTGTGTCGGTGACAAGCAGAGGACGTGGGACGGACGTTATTAGATATTATTATATATTATTATATGTTATAATTTGTCTCTGGCACCAAACTTTCTGAATAATCAAATTTTATATTTTAGGTAAATTTTTATATATAATATATAATATAATATATATGGGATAGAATTTTCTGAAAAATATTGCAAAAATTTGACAGCTTATAAATTTTCTATAAAATATTGTATAATTTTATCTTCTATATATATTATAACATATAAATATATTAGTTGTCAAATTTTCAGAATGAAATTTTTGCTTTGAAATTTTCATTTATATATAAAAAAATATACGTACTACGTATAAGTAGTACGTATATTTATTACGTATACGTAAGGGCTTTAGGCCCTACGTTCTTACGCACGGATGTAGCCGCGCTGTGTGCCCTTGCCGGGAACCTTCATGTCAACCTTCAGAACCAGTCCACTCTCCACGAGCGGCCGCAGCAGAGAAGGAACAGAAGCGGGCTTCACGGTCTCGGTCAGTCCAGCTTCCTCGATCAGCATGGAAGCGGTCTTCGGATTCTCAGTATCGCCGATGACCTCCAGCAGAGCATCGCGGAGCGGGGCCTTCTCGGCCTGCTTCTCAGCAGCCTTCTCAGCCTGCTTGGCGCGCCGCGCGGTAGCCTGGGAGTCCATCTTCGACAGAAGAGCTTCGAATTCGGCCATCAGGTCGACGGCCTCATCGGTACCGTACTCGTGCAGAGTCTTAACAGTAGCATTATAGAGTTCGCGAGTAGTCATAGTTTTCTCCTTTTCTCGCTATTAGGTAGCGACCCGTTAAATTAAATTTTTTATTTATGAGAGAGTTTATTTTTTCTTTCTCTCTCACTTTCTATATATATTATACATGAAATTTAGGGATTTTTCAAACTTTAAGAGACTTGAATTTTTAATTTTTGGAATCTTTTGTGGCTTTTTCCTTAGCTTTGGCTGCCTTTTCAGCGGCTTTGGCCCGACGCTCAGCCGCAGCTTCACGCTTAAGCTGGTACTCATGCGCAAGACTATAGCCATCGTTGCCGTTCTCTTCGTCAGCTTCCTTGGGGATGATGACGCTAAACTTAACCCAACGATCATCGCCGGCCTTGTCCACAGTGGGAATCATCAGAGTGCCGGCCGCGGTCCAACAGACATCACAATCATATTTCTCTGCGAGAAACTTGGCCAGATCGTTCGTGAATTCCGCGCGCAGCTGATCCGTAACGTTTTTCTGAGTCATTTTTAAAACTCCTTTTCTTTTATTTTCTATATATATTATAACATAAATTTTTAATTTTGTCAAGACTTTTTACGTATGGCAAAATACCAAAATTTTTGGAGCTAGATAATGTAATTTTTGTGCAATTTGCCAGCTGTAGAACCACTGGAAAATTTTGGAATTTCTGGGAAATTTTGGAAGTTATTGAGATCCCAGCTGCGGCGTTGCCAAATTTTTCCAGCTGCCGCGCAGCTCATACGTTCCAGCTTTTGCAGCTGCAGCTTATTTGAAAATTTGGGAGAAGTCAAAATTTGCGTACGGGGTGACGTCGTGCGAGAGTGAAAATTTGACAAAAATGGAATTTAGACGTATAACGTCTAAAATAAAATTTAAGAAATAAAAATGCCGCACGTTAAAAGTGCGGCAACCGATAAGTTAGAAGAGTCATGTTCTCTTTACTTTCCTTTCTTTCTTCTTAAACCTTTATTTAATTGTATGTTCCGTTGGTGTTGGTTGACTGATTGGCGGGGAGGTCTGTTTAGGAACGTTGCGCACCGTTACTAAGTCTCAATCCGCTCAATCTCTCTTCCCTTGGAACGATTATAGTATATCAAAAGAAAATGGATTTGTCAATTACTCACCTTAGACGTTGCACGTCTAAGATGGGATTGATACTCAAAGAGTATCGAATCCCATCCACTCGGCTTCGGCCGGTGTATAACGGTCGCATAGATCAATCATTCCAATGTTATCAAAATTTTCGTCAATAATTTCCCAAGCTTCATCCTCGGTATCACATTCAACGAAAAACTGCTCTCCGCTGTCATTGTCAATAAACAGATAATCAAACATTTTAATCCTCCTCATGATAATAATCATACTGTCGTAAGATTTCTACATTGTTGGTCAGCGCCGCCATCAGCATCTGCCGTGCGCTGTTGTAGGCAAGGGACTTGCCCAACGTCATAGAGGCGATACGCCCCTTTCCACTTTCAACAGCGCGTTGATGTTCTGCATCATAATAAGTTTCGCGCTCGCGCAACATACGCACAACTTCCATCAACAGCTCTTCGGTAGTCATTTTTTATTCCCCTTTCAAAAATTCGTAAATCGCACGCCCAACAATCAGACCGCACAGAATAAGGATTAGCTTCATTTTTATCTCCTCTCTCCTCTTTGTGAGTATAATATACTACTTTCCGGGAAATTTGTCAATTCCCTTCCTTAGACGTAGAACGTCTAAAATATTCTCCGAAAATGTGTGGGATTAACCCCACACATTCTTTCTCATTTTCTTGTGCTGTCTCATGCACTTGGCAAAGATTTCCTTTTCAATCAGCACATCCTCGAGGCCGGTATGGTCTTCGACAAAGTCATTGTCGAGGGTGATGTACCGATAGAGAATTTCTGCGGTCGCGCGTGGTTTGCCATTTCTCTGGAGGTAGCCGTTGCGCTCACACCACCGGCAATAAGTCGGCTGCTGGCAGATGGTGTCCTGCGCCATCTTGAGGGTGTCCCACACGGGGACGCCGTAGGGGAGAAAATAGCGGCTCTTGGACTTGGTGACATAGCGCAGGGTATAGTTGGTGGAGCGATAATCGAAGCGGGCGTTGTGGGCAATAATAGCTTTTACGCCGTACTTATCGCAGAGCTCCTGCACGTGGCGGCGGGCTGTATAGATAGACACGATGCGGCGCTGGCCGGCGGCAATCTGGGCTTCATAGATGGGGCGCTTTCCGGCATAGTACGCCGTATCAAACAGCTCCCGATCAGCGCAGAAAATGTCATAGATAACGAAGCTGAAAGTCTCGTAGACATTGCCCTGGCGGTCATGGATACAGCCTCCCAGGTCGTACATCATAGGATCCTCAAGGCTGTTGGCGGTCTCGGTGTCAATGGTCAGATAATAGGACTTGCGGCGGTCAATCATAGGGAATACCTCGTTTCATAATGTCAAGTAGGGTTGACGTCTCTCCCTCACTTGCAAGACTATAATACCACAAAAACGGCGCGCCGTCAATAGGGGAAGTTAGACGTTTAACGTCTAAAATAATTTCTTCTCCGTATTAATTACGGAGAGGAAAATCTTCTTGTTCGATAATATAACTTTCTTCATCGCCGGTATAATCAATAATACCAGTAACAGGGAAGAATCCTGTGATATCTTCAGTAAAAATTTCTCCCTCGGGATTACATTTTTGCAATTCTTTAATAAAATCTTTAATTTTCATCTTTATTCCTCCTTTAGTGTCTATATATTATCATATATTCCGGAAAATTGCAAGAGTTACTTTTAGACGTTTCACGTCTAGAATAAAAAGGGAAGATTACTCTTCCCTTTTCTCCTCAATGCCATCAACGTCCCATACATCATCACTGAACGGCTCGTGGCAGTTGCTGACAAACTGCTCCCAGAATTTCTGTTCTGCATCTTCGCGGCTGTCTGCCTCAACGCAAACATAGCCACTAAAATCAATCCAGTATTTCATTTTTATTCTCCTTTCCTTTTGTGTCTATAATATACTATATATAGCGTCCCCCATCCCCTTATTTCTGTATTCATTATACCTCAAGTTAAGGAGTTTGTCAAGGGGCTTTTTCAATTTTTTTGAAAATTTTCGCTTCATTTATGGGGGGATTCAGGAATCCCTTATGTAATTCCGCTATCCCCTTGACAATTATTATTATAGCATATATTCTGAAAATTGCAAGACTTTCTTTTAGACGTTCCACGTCTAAGCCCCATTTTTGAGGAAACCGGGGATTATTCCCCGGCCTTCTCCTTCTTCTTCGCTTCGGCCTTCGCCTTCTTTTCGGCGGCGGCCTTCTCCCGCTCGGCCTTCTTCTCGGCCTGCTCCTTGAGCTTCATCACATAGTCAGCGCGCTCCTGCATGCACTCATCATAATCCTTCTTGACGACCTTCACGACGACCTCCAGCACGCCCTCTTCCTCGTCCTCGACAATCGGCAGATTGCAGGAATTGGAAGTCACGAGGGCGACATCCTCACCCTGGGCGGTGAGAAAATCCATAATCTGGGAGATATAACGGGCGCGGGCGGCATTAGCGGTGGAAAGTTTCATAGTGAATACCCCTTTCTTTTTGGGACTCTTTCGTTCCCTTCAGTGTCTATATATTATCATAGATACATGATTTTGTCAACGGGAGGATTTAGACGTTTAACGTCTAAGTGTGGTGGAGGTTAAACCTCCACGATCAATTCTGCCTGAACGATTTTTACACGAGTTTCTGCATTAAAGCCGGCTACTTCACCAGAATCAAGGCAAATTGCGTTGATATAGTCTTCATCATCTGCTGGGTCGATTCTATCAAGTTTCAAATAAATGAGACTATCGAAAAGAAAAGTGTCGCCTGTTTTGAGAGTGCAGAAAGCAGTCAAACCATCATTGTGTTTTTTAGTAATTTTCATCTTTATTCTCCCTTCCTTTAGTGTCTATATACTACCATATCTTCGGGAAAATTGCAAGAATCTTCTTTAGACGTTCTACGTCTAAGTGGGTGGAGATTAGATCTCCACGTTAAGTCGGCTCTTTCCACTCCAAAGCGACTTCGTTAAATGTGTCATAAAGGGCAGTAGAGATAAGATTACCCACATTGTCAACTTTGTTGTTGGCAAGTAGCCACTCCCATCTTTTCAAACATTCATTGCCCGCCTCGGTCGCCGTGAAGTGCATCAAAATATCATTTGCTTTCATCAGGGAGTCACGTTCCTCAGAATTTAACATTATTGTTTTAATAGTGGTCATTTTTAATCTCCTTTCCTTTTGTGAGTATAATATATCATACTTTTAGGAAGATTGCAAGCGGTAAGCTTAGACGTTCCACGTCTAAATTTAAGTAGGGGATTATTCCCCTACAATTGTTACCTTTTTTATTACGTATGCTTCTCGATTGCATCCATATTTTACACCATAGACAACTTTCCCGTGAATTTTGTCTAAATATTGCCATGCTTCCTCCTCGGTTTTTGCAATAATTCCTGTAAATTTTAAGCCGTTTTCATATTTATAAATTCCTACCATTTTTATCTCTCCTTCCTTTAGTATCTATATATTATCACACTTTTAGGAATAATGCAATACTTAAACTTAGACGTTTCACGTCTAAGTAGGGGGAAAGGATGATTATTCATCACCCTCCTCCATTTTATCAAAGTAGTGAGTGAAAACCGTATCATTTTCATCATAGTCTGTCCAGTAAAAGGTATCTGCGGTCAGACGAATGAGTTTTTCAACGGTAAAATTAGATTCGCATTCGGAAAAAAGATCAATGAGTTCTTTCGCTGTCTTTTTGCGGAAACAATAACGGCAACCTAAGGCGTTATTGTGATATTTGCCGGAAGATTTGACATTGATACGGTACATTTTAGTATCTCCTTTCTTTTAGTGTCTATATATTACTACATATTTCGGAAAATTGCAAGAGTTAGATTTAGACGTTCTACGTCTAAATAGGGAGATTACTCCCTTTTATAAAAACAATAATTTTCTTTGAAAGTATACTGATACTTAAAACCGTTTTTTTCGAAAATGTGACACATAATAGGATTATCATTCCAAGGGGTCGCGCCGTATGTTCCTAGATTAAGGGAAAGTATATAACGAATTAAAGAAGAAGCAACACCTTTTCCACGAGATTTTTTAGAATATACGCATACGCGAGTAATAGCATAGTAACCACGGTGATTTTTATAAAAAACAGCAACAGAGCCGAGCAATTTACCATTTTCTTCTGCAACGAACAGATAACCATTTTTTACGTCCTCGCGCGCGTTAACAGGAGTATTATAATCCATGTGCTTATTTTGAATTGCGCGGATAATATGGATTGTGTCTTTTTCAGTTGCTTGTCTTATAATCATTTCTTTCACTTCCTTTAGTGTCTATACTATATCACATTTCCGGAAATAATGCAAGAGTTTTGTTTAGACGTTTTACGTCTAAATATAATTTTATGAAAACTTCACCACAGTAAAGTGGTGAAGTCTTTCTTTTATTTGAGAGTGATTTCCGTTTTGTCTTTATTGATTTTGATTCTTGAATAATCAAAATAATAATTTGTCTGTTCTGCTGTCCTCACGTGCAAAGTCTTTTCAACTTTTCGTTCAATTGACCTTTTCGCTTGATAGTCGCCGGAAATATCCGCGCCGTAATCAATACACGCAAAGAGGATTTCCGTTTCAATCTCTGCATCATTCAACGCCGTATGCGCTTCAATAAAATCTGTATCATCGAAAATATAACGGTAAACGGTTTCTGCGGTGGAAGAATAATTTCCGGTTTCTGTAAAGTATCCATTATTTTCGCAAAAAGTTTTATACTTTTCGTTAATGAGGAACGCATGGACGAAACCGCGAATATCTTTAACCGGGATATTATCAAAAGGATTGTTACATTTGTACCAATCGCAGTTAAAAGCAAAAACCTTTTCGTCAAAGGAAGAATTAAAAGCAAAAGCGACCTCAACAGAGAGATTATTGAAATCTCTAATCATCTGTTGGCAGATATATCCGAATTTATCCATGATAGACTTCCGGGAGCGCATGGCCGCGACATAGAGAGGACGCTTGTCCGCATAATACGCAGAGGAGAAAAGCGGGAGATTATGCCAGACCTGTTCAACGACGAAAGAACGACGGAGAAGAATTTCTCTGCTTTCAGAATCGGCCACGACATATCCGATATTATAACAAAACGGTTTATCGAGGGAAGTGGTTTCAGTGTCAAAAACGCAGATATTCATTTTTTATTCCTTTCTATCAAGGAGTGTAACTTCTTTTCTCTCTTGACATTATAGATTATAACAAAGTTTAGGGAAGAAGTCAAGAAATGGATTTAGACGTTTTACGTCTAAGTTAGATTTTATAAAAAAGGGACTATTATAGTCCCTTTAATACGCTAAAGATTTCCTTTTCGGTGTGCGCTCCCTCGCCCCAGGCTTCCCTGTTGTGTGCTTCATCGTCAAAGAGGATTCCCTGGCCGTATTCCTGTTTGGGCGTTCCATAGGGAAGAATCTCGATAGAAGTAAACCGAACGGAGTTGAGGTGGATAGAGAGCCAGGCCAGCTTCGCAGCGGCGACAGCTTCGTTATAAGCCGGGGAGCCGTTTTTGCTTGTCCAGGAAATAATGTTAACAGTGTAGCCGGAACGGGCGAGGCGGTTGAGAATGCGCGCCAGTGCTTGCAGATTGACTAACGGCCGCGCCTCAATATAGGGCCGGGCGTTTTCGTTCTCGAGGTCGGTCAACCAGTTTTCCACGCCGTAAAGGTCGGCAATCGTGCCGTCCATATCAAAATAAATTGCCTTGTTCATTTGGGTTCCTCCTTCTTTACTGTATCTATAATATATCACAATATGCGGGAAACGTCAATAGTCGGTCTTAGACGTTCAACGTCTAAATATGATTTTGGGGAAATTATCCCCCAAAATTGTCGATAAAATCAAGAACCTCATTCAACCAGGAACGAATATCACCAAAACTTACATCACAATCATTAAAATTGGAAGAAAGCATGGCATCATCGTCCAATTCATCCAAAACGGCAGAAACCGTTTTAAAAGCTTTGTTTTCTTCTTCCGTAAGTTTAACGCAATGACAAATTTTCATTTTAATTTATCTCCTTTCCTTTTGTGATTATAATATATCATAATTTTCGGAAAATGTCAACTTTATATTTAGACGTTGTACGTCTAAATCCAAAAATTGAGAAAAGGTTACATTTCTGTAACCTTTTCTCGTTTTGCTATTTGATTAAATGTGCTTGAAACCGGCGTAGGTATAGACGACCTTGCGCGCCTTATCGATCTTGGCCTCGCCCTTAGTGATGCTGTCCTCGGCCAGAAGCACCTTGCAGGCGGCGGAAACCTGAGCCGGGCTGATGCCCACGGCCTCAGCGATAGCGTCACGAGTCACGGCCTCGTCCGGGTGGGTCTGGAAGAAGCCCAGCACCAGCTCACGGCGGGCGGAAGCCTCACGCTTCTCCTTGGTCTCGGTGGTCTTGCGCTTGGCGTTCTTAGCGTCCAGCTTCTGGATGAGCAGGCGGCTGGCCTCGTCCATAGCATCGGAGATATGAGCGTCAAGAACGGTCTGGAAGTACTCACGAGTGGTCATAGTGGATTCCTTTCTGCGCTTCATGCGCTTGCGGTAGGTCGCAACCCTTATTTTGTTTTGTTCCTTTCCCCTTGGGACAATTGTATATTAACATAGATTTGGGAATAAGTCAACAGTGGTATTTAGACGTTTGACGTCTAAAAAGGAATTTTTTAAAAAGGCCGCAAGTACGGCCTTAATAGTGGTAAAAATCTTTATATGCGCTTTCTATTACTCTATGACTTGTAATAAATCTATCAGGGTTCCAAGTTTTACACTCATCAAGATTATCATAAGTTTTCTTATAATAATCTTTCAGCTCCATTAGCATGGTGTCATAATGCCCGATGCAGTTGAGCAAAGCGGCTTTTTGGGCTTCTCTTTCTCTGATTGCCGCGCTTTGGTCAGGCCCGTTTGGATAAAGACCAACTACGCCAGAGGTAACGATGACTTGCTGCGCTTTATAATACAAGTCAGCCTTGTATTCTGATATGGCATACCACATTTCTTTGTATCTTTCGTCCCAAGGATTAAAAGTCTTTTTCTTACGCATTTTTTATTCCTCCTTTAGTGTCTATATACTATCACACTTTTCGGAAACCGTCAATACTTCCTTTTAGACGTTACACGTCTAAAACCAATTTTTTAAAAAAGGGGAGATTCCTCTCCCCTTACGCGATAGAATAGGCAACCTTCTTCGTCTTGTCCACCTTGACCTCGGACTTCTTGACGGCCTCACCGAGGGCCTTGCAAGCCGCAGTCGCCTGACCGGGGGTGATGGACAGAGCCTCCGCGATGGTGTCACGGGTGACAGCTTCGGTCTGCTTCTTGAGGAAAGCAAACACAGCTTCCTTGCGGGCCGCAGCTTCCTTCTGCTCCTTCGTGGGCGTGGTCTTGCGCTTCTCATTCTTGGCATCGAGAGCCGCGATCAGCTCCTGGGCCTTGGTGGACAGCTCCTCGTTGATGTTGGCCTCGGAAACGGCAACGTAAAACTCGCGGATGGTCATGGGTAACTCCTTTCTTTTGTCGGCGTCGGTCGCCACCCTTTTATTACAAGGGGTTATGAAGCCCGGTTAACCTTAAGCGCGCCCTCGGGTTGGTTGGGATTTCTTTCTTCCCCCTTGCAAGTATAATATACCACACCCTAAAGAGAATTGCAAGAGGTGGACTTAGACGTTCTACGTCTAAATCGATGGAGGTTAAGCCTCCACGGTTAGTTTTGCTTTTAATCTGTTAACTCGTTCATTTTAATCATCCTTGTGGTATTGGTCATACTGCCGCAGGATTTCTACATTGTCAGTTAGCGCCGCCATCAGCATTTGCCGCGCGCTGTTATAGGCAGAAGTTTTACCCAACATCACAGAGGCGGAAGAATGCTGCCCTGCGTTATCAGCTTTAATCCATTCCTCTTCAAAATAATCTTCACGTTCGCGCAACATACGCACAACTTCCATTAACAATTCTTTGGTGTTCATTTTGGGATCTCCTTTCTTTTTTGTGATTATAATATACTATATTTTTTGGAAAATGTCAACCAGTAGAATTAGACGTATGACGTCTAAAATACAAAAGGGACATTAAGTCCCTTCATGTTCTGTTTCATAGTAAGCAATAATTTTTCTCATAGCTGCTACAGGAGTAAGTCTGGAAACATCTCCATCATCCCAGGGAAACTGATAGCTTTCAACGTCGCCAGCTTTTGCTCCATAGGTGCCGTCGTGCATAGCGATGTCGCCTTCGCACCACGGGAAACGGAGCTGGTAGCCCTCATAGATTTCTCGCATCTCGCAAGGGATTTGCAGAGAATCGAGGATGATTTTGATAAAGTTAATAGTGAAGAAGTAAAGATTGGTGTTCATTTTGGGAATCTCCTTTCGTTTTTGTAATTGTATTATATCACGTTTTCAAAAAATTGCAAGAATCTATTTTAGACGTAGAACGTCTAAACCGAATTTTGGGAGAAAATTCTCCCAAAATCTTATCCGATTTGCCGCACGAAAAATTCTTTAAGAATTTCACCGGTTTCGTGATCGGTTTCGGCATACCGCACGCCGCTGTCGATGTATTCAACGACGTGCATTTCATTCTTGTAGCCGAGGTGGGCAGCGCACAGCTCCCGGGCCTCGTCGTAGCTGCGGCAAGGGCTACCGATATACCGATCCCGAAAGTCCTCATTGGCCACGGCGTAATCTCTTTCAACAACGGCGATAATCATTTTTCAAACCTCCAAATTTTTTCTTTTGTTCCCTTGGAACGATTATATATTACTCTATTTTTGGGAATCTGTCAATAGATGGTTTTAGACGTTCAACGTCTAAGTTGGAAAATCCGGATTATTCCGGATTTTCGCACATGAAATTATAGAGATTATCGAGAGAATCAAAGAGGTCTCTACCAAAATCAGCAGCTTCTTCAAGATCTTCATAGTCTCGATCGTCCATGTCTTCCAGGAAACTGCGGAGTTTTCTTACCATTTCAATCTCCTCATAAGAGAAAGAGAATTTTGCGGTTCTATTAACTTTCATTTTTGTTTCCTCCTTTATCTTTGTGAGTATAATATACTACTTTTTGGAAAACTTGTCAACCTCCTTACTTAGACGTCAAACGTCTAAAAACTATTTTATAAAATGGCGGGGCACCCGGAGGTAGAGGTGCGCCCGCCCCACGATAGCAATTTTAGAAAAAGGAAACGGTGGGAGGCATTAAGTTTATCTCGCCTTTTGCTTTTCTTATCCTTACCCACTCTTATCTTACGTTCTTATTTCCCTTTCGGTACTTTGTCCGTCTTGGTTTCCCTTTGTGAGTATAATATATCAAATATTTTGGGAATTGTCAATAAGAGAATTTAGACGTTGTACGTCTAAGTCCTTTTTAGGGCACAACGCCCTAAAAATATTTTGGATAATTCCATTTACTTTTCTTTTTGGGTGGAGTTACTTCTGCACTTGCCGCAATAAATTTAATAAAGAAATAAATTCCAAGAATTGCCAGAATACCCCAAGAAATTGGACTATCCATTTGTGTCCCCTCCTTTATTTTCTATAATTATATTAACATAAAATCGGAATTATGTCAAATTAATTTTTAGACGTTGTACGTCTAAGAGCTGCAGCTTGAGCTGCAAAGGGGGATTATTCCCCCTTCACAGCCCAGTAGCGCACGTAGCGCCCCAGCTTCTCAGCTGCCATTTTTTTGGCAGCTTCCAGCGCGCCCTTGCCGGAGAAGTGTTCGAGCAGCTTTTTTCCAGAAAAAACGTCCACGCCACGAGCCAGATCGATAGTCAGCATAGTATACCTCCACAGGAGCGGCGCCCTTGCCGTCGCCCGCCTCCCTCATTCACTATGGCCATTATACTACAGGCCAGGGCCGGAGTCAAGGCGGCCAATTAGACGTATAGCGTCTAATTTAATTGTATACAATTGAATTTAGACGTATTGGATTAGAGACACTTGACTATAGTTAGATACGTTTAACTCAACACGTCTAAAATACATTGTATACAATTGATTAAATATATCTAACTCATACTTAATAAAAAAGAGGGAGGATTGCCTCCCTCAAAAGATATAGCATATATCGCCGTCTTTGAAAAGTACGGTTGCCTTATTAGCTCCCTCAAGAATCACGCTATGCACTTCCTGTGCGGTCTGCCAGGGGAAAAGACGTAGGGCCTGTTCAATAGCTTTTTCGATGTTCATTTCAAATCCTCCTTTATTCATTCTTGAGGGCCTCACTTGAGGCCCTCAAGTCCCTCCACCGTCTCGAGGAATTCCAATTCCTCCATAGCTTCCTCCAGGGCCTTGCAAGCGTCAACCGCTTTTTCCAAGGTGTCTCGCTTTTCCTCGAGGCTCTTGAGGTGTTCCTCGGCGGCATTGGCTTTTTCATCAGCCTCAAAAGGGTTCGTGCAATATTCCGAATCGCTGAGATTGTTGTACCATGTGAGGACAGCTTCCTCGGCCTCAATTGCGGCCTCCACGTTCGACAGCTTTTCAGCGAGGGCCTCGTGCGTGTTGTGAATGGTGTTCATTTCAAATCCTCCTTTATTTGTCCCGGAGAGGGCCTCACTCGAGGCCCTCAAAATCATCGTCAGAGTAAACCGCCGTCCTGTCAAATACAATCGGCCAATCAAGAAGCCAATTGTACAGCTTTTTAGAGCTAACCTGAATCGCATATCCATCGAGGACATGATTCTTATTTACCGCCTTAATAGCGTTAAACTCTTCAAGCTTTTCAACAAACAGCTTGCGAGGGATAACCACAGCGGGAACATACCTCCGCTTATAAGAAGTGGTACTATTGCAAACATCCATAGAATAAATGACAAACTTCCCTTGAATATGCTCAGCTTTGGAAAACTCACTTTCAAAAGTCTGAATCCGTCCGCCGGAGGTTTTCCGCTCACAAGACACAGGGATAATGTGACCGGAGGCCGTCCGATAATTGATATAGTTATCATTCCTGCCACTATTGGAAATGGTGGTTTTCTTGCTGTGCGGAGTAGCTGACAGCATTTCAGCACAAGCGCCCATAACACCGTCGCCTCGATAATCCCCGCAATACATCCTCCAAGCCTTTTCAAGTCTAACCTCGTCCTCATCCGTCATAGGATGGAAACTAAAATAAACCGACAGCTCTTTTTTGTCTTTGAAAATAGGTTTCATTTGAATATACCTCCTTTTATTATGTCAAGTCTTATCGGCCTGCTCCCCTTGCGGATCCTCGCCGGCTGCCCGTCCTTGACTGCCTACAATATAACAGATACCGTCTAAAATAGCAAGCCATAAAATACACAAATAAAAACTTTTTTTTCGGCCTTGTATTTGTGCATTTTGCTACCAATCACGCTTTAGTACGGCGATGATTTAAGGCTTTAGCGTAGTAAAGATTTTACTTTAGCAATTTATTTCTTTATCGCTTTACTGAAATAAAGACGGGGTACACTTTGGGAATTTAGCGAATTAAAGTGCCTCCACCTCGGGCGGTCTGGTAACAAAGTCTACCGAAATAAAAATTCGGTCTACCGAAATAAAAATTTCATTTATGCAATTCTTGCTCAAAAGCTTTCTTTCTCTATATTTACCTCTAATTTTCCCCTACTTTAAAATAGAGGTGATAATATGTCTAATAACCCCACCCGTGGTTTTTAGTATCTCCATGGTAATTATGTATACTATTAGCGTCTGCGTACTGATGGATATTATCCATAGCTAGCCGACCATGTTAATTTTCGATAGCTTGCGCGCATTCAACGGGCATCTAACTTTGAGCACATAGCCCAGTTTTTTTATGATGCGGCCGCCGCGGAAGCAAAAAAAGAAACAGAACTTTTAATTACAAAATTTGGAACACGAATTTCTGGTTCATATGAAAATGAAAATTTCGGACATGACTTGGTTATTGCTATTAATAATTGCCTTGGTATTAAAGAAATTTTTGAACGTAATTTAGCTCTTATTTAGGAGTCTCGAGGCCAAAAAAATACTATGAGCTTCTTTCCAACCTATTTTTAGAAAGTTTGGGAACGGCATAGTAATGAAATTTTTGAAGAAGCAGTAACAAAATTTACCAGTTCTAATGGTCTTGTTCAAGGTGAAGCTTTAGCAGAAGTAGTAGATAATCATTTACCGAACTTGGTGCGCGAAGCCGTACAAAATATGTTTAAAGCAAAAGTAGAATCTGGCATTAAAGAAGGCCGCGACGACTATGCCGACGCCTATAAAAGATTATCTGAAGCATTAGATTAGAATAAAAATGGATCTAATGAATTTGTATAGTCTTTTATTGAGAATTATAGGTTAAGGGATTTTGTAGAAGCAATTAGACGAAGTATTCAAGACATGCCTAGCTTTTAGAAAAGTATTACTAATAATTTTAATATTAAGTCTTAGATGGCTTAGCGTGGCGGCTTAACAATGGAAGAAGTGCGGTCTTTTGCCTTTAATATAATAGGAGAAGGATTGCGCGAAGCCCATGGAACGGACTCCCTTCAAGTAAGTGTAGAAGGAATAACGAGCGGCCGCACAAAAATGAAAGCAGATAGCATTGCTACAATAGATATTCCAATCGATATTATTTCAAATTGGATACAAAATAATACCTTTGGTACAAGAGAAAAAGATACCGCCGCAATTTTATAGCTTTAGGAAAAGTTAAAATAGTTTAAAGATGGTTTTGTTACATATGTAAACTCAAAAAATTATTCATTAAATGATAATTTTCGTAATGGACGAGTGCGCTCAGATGGGAGTATATAGCTACCAGGCTTTAGTGCAGGAACTATGATTTCATTAGAAAGTTTTGAAGCGGCCGCAGATAACTTAGGAATTAATTATAGAACTTTAATTAGTCTTTGTCTTTAGTTAGTACCAAATGCCATAGGTTCTGATGAAGACACTATTAATAATACTAAAATTGCTCTTACAGAAGCAATAGCTAGTGCACTTTTTGATGATTTTAACGTCGTTGGCGTCGTAGAGACAGATAGTGCAAAAAGCGTACACTTATTAGATCTAAATGGAGTATTAATGCCTATTTCTTTTTATTTTTATTTACTCTATAGAGCTTTTGATGATGTGGCACATTATAATCTTGAAGATTTAATTCATGTTGAAATTGAGACTCCAGAAAATATTTTATATCCAGAAAAAAATGATGAAGAGCGAAAAGGTGGTGGCCCAGAGCGTTGGAGAGAACAATCTGAAGATGCAATGAGTAAAATACGGATTGGATATCATTTCTTAGCCGCTTTTAAAGAAATTATGTAGACATTCGTATAAAAATTTGACATTTATATTTCTTTATGATATAATATATACATAAGGGGAAAAAATAAGGAGTGGCGCCGGTACGCACACCCTTAATCTATCGACCGCGCGCCTTCAACATAAAATTGCCAAGAAATAGATTACGTTTAGATTTTTCTTTATAGACAGCAGAAGAACGTCTAGACTTTTTAAACTCCTATCTTCCCACAATTACTTTTTAGCCAGATGAACACGAGCAAGAAACTTTATCAGATTATATACTTTGGGGGAAAAATAAAAGTGGTTTAAATGTACAGCAAGAGGGTGACGTCGTACTTAAAGAATGGGCAAATTCAAAAATTGAGTCTATTGATGGCCTTATGGAAATGCCCGGCTTTTAGGAATCAAAGCTAAAGAAGCTCGGCGGGACGCATTATCGTACTTCTCGTGTTGTATTTAATAGAGAAGAAGCTTTATAGAAGGCTACCCCGGAAGTATAGGGGATTTTAGAAGATTTATTTAGTTAGATAGATTATATTGAGTTAGTTATTAATTATTATGATCTTAGAGTAGGGAAGAGAAAGACGCAACCAAGAGAATC